GGCTCCGCCCTTGAGCTTGATGGCCGTTGGGACGTTCTGGATATGCGCCGAGTCCAAGAGGGCTCGCAATGCACCGGTAGCTGCACCACTGAGACTGCCGATCATATGAGTTAGGCCGATGGGGTAAGCTCCGCGCCACGGTATGAACGGGAACTCCACCAGCCAGTCGAGTGCTTCGCGTAAGTCGTCGTCAAGATCCCAGTTGCGGTACAGGGCAACAGGCAGCTCGGTGGTCTTGTCGATGCTGATGATGTACGGCTCAAGCCCGTCGCCGAAGTCGAGCATCGTGTAAATCTCGAAGATGGTGCGCAGGCCGTCCTCATTGTAACTGCTTTCCTGCCGCCCTTCGATTTTGTCGTTCGCTTGGCTGGACTTACTGAACTCTGGGTCTGGAGCGTAGCCTAGGTCGACGTCGATGTACATACCGCTCTTCACTCGGCGGCCGTACTCCATCTTCGTGATGTACTGGACGTGGGTCTTGCGCTCCGCAGTGTAGAAGTTCGTGGCGGCAAACGGCAGGTAGACGTCATCGATAGGCACAAACTCTGCCATCGGCCGGCGGCGGTTCTCGTCCCACATGAACTTCATGTACTGCCCGCCACCCAGAGGAAGCTGCGTGCTGAGCTGCTCAAGTTCGCTGCGGAACTCCGGCATCTGCTCGACCAACTGCCAGTTCATAAATTCTGCCTTGCGTTCCGCTTTCATGGTCTTCCGCTTGTCGCGCTCACCGTAGAGCTTCGTCTTGACTGGACCTGACGGAGGGAACGCCTCCTTCATGAACCGTGCGGAGAAATCTACGCAAGCCTCAACCAGCATCGGATGCACGACCTTGTTTGCTCCTGTGAACTGCGCTCCACCCGGCGCGTCGTCTCCGAGACCTGTGCGGCGCAATCCCTCTTCGTACTGCTTGTCGCGCTTTTCACGCGCTTCCTTGTCCTTTTCAATCTTGTCGAGCAGGTCGGTGACGGCTTCCTTGAGCATTCCTTCGTCTACTTCATCGACGATGTTGGCGAAGTGGGCTGCGTGCTCCTTTTCGTCTTTTTCGTCCTCAAGCTTGATCATCGCACCGCCGTCTTCGGTGTCTTCGACGTCTCCCGTGTCCTGGTCGTCCAGTTCTACGGTTTCGCCCTGCAGTTTGTCGTCGTCTTCCATTGTGTTCACCATTGAAGTTTTTTTGGTTTCAGGCGTAAGGTCGTCTTTATATTTCACAATTCAATGATTCTTTCGACAATCGCGTTGACTTCGTCCGGATTGAATGCTCGTACTGGGCCGCCCTCGGCGAAGCCCGGCGCGTCGTCTGGTATCACGTCATAGCCCCAATACCCAACTTTATCCCGCAAAAGCTGTGCATCTGCAGGCTTGCCTAGTTTCATAAACTCTACATCTGACCGGTCTCCAGGGTCAATATCATATCTATACCCTCTATACAAGTGAACTGGGGTGTCTTTTGTGTACCCTTTAGTATTGAGCTCCAGAACCTCGTCAGCACTCATCATCCCAATATCCGCTATTTTTCCGAGAGTTGTTGTTTTTGTATGTAGTCGAGGCTTTCTGAACCAATAAGTTCCCCAGATATCATACATGACATCCTCAGGAGTAAGGCTCTCCAGTGCTTCTGGGCTATACGTTTTGTTTTTTCCTGCCAGTACGTCTTTCTTGAACAGCTCAAAGGCTTTGTTGAGGTTTGGAGAGTACTCGACACCTTCATCGTACGGCCCAACGCCAGGTGCTGTTCTTGTACTTCCATACGGTGTGTCGGTGTATGTCTTCCAGAGTTCATGTACAGGATTATCGGCCAGCTCTTCCTGTGTCATATCGGCGCGGTGCTCTGTGATGCGCTGGTATAGTTCGTTTCTGTTTTTGTCATATATCATCTTGCCTTCTTCGTCCGGCGACAAATTGTACCGGCGATACGGATGACGATACCCCTCAATCGTCTGTGCTTCATACAGCGGACTCGTTCCTTTCGGGTATTTCGGAGCCAGCCTAAAGAGCTCATGCCCGGTTTCGTGCAGTGCCGTAGACCTGATCCATTTCGGATCATAAAACGATTCAGGGTTAAAAACTATACGCCCTCCAAGAGATGCTGCTCCTGAAGTATTTACATTGGTCTCCCGCGACGGATCAAACCCTAACTTGACGTCTTTCAACTTCGGCACTTTCTCGAACAGCTCCGGGTGCTCTAGATCTTCGCCAAGTGTCGATCTATACTCCTCCAATGCCGTTTTGGCCTTTTGTCGAGTATAGGGAATATACCACATTATACTTTCTTCGTTGTAGCTGTCTGCATACAGTCCTGCGCTTGCCGAAGGCTCGTAGCCAAAATCCGCTTTGAATTTTGCTCTCGCTTCCCTATGCGTCACCCCCCGCTTATCCATATCGCGCCGCAAAATAAGTGCGTCATTATAGTCTTGCAAATCCTTTGCAAGTGACGCCCGCAGCTCTTCTTCCCTGGCTTTTACCTTTTTCGGCATATTGAACTCCGCACGCACATCGCTTATCTCGGAAATCGGGTGCTTAAAATCACCGGGAGGAAACTCGATATTGAACATCCGCTTGACTTCTCGGACTGATTTCCCCTCCTCCAGAGCTTTCTTTGCTGCAGCAATCATTTTTGGCGTGTCGGCTCCGTGGTATACTACTGCCGGCATGATTATCGCCTTCGCGGCCTTGCCCGCCGGTCCGACATCCATCCAATCGAACAGAGGATTGTCGGCCAGTGAGGGAGCCTGGACGCCCATCGCCTCTTGCTCGGCCTGCGTCTGTGCCATCTGCTGCCTCACCGGCTCCGTGTTCCAGTTCCAGTGTGGCGGATCATCCTCTCAGACCCGCTAACCATCGTCGCCTTGGTAGGCCATTACCCTACCAACTAGCTAATGGTACGCA